AGTATAGCGTCTGCTACTACCAGCCCGTTTAGGCAGGCAAGTCGAAAGAATCCAGCAAACATCTCATAGAGGTTTAATCCATCATGACCATTCGTCAAGCCAATTTCTGGGAATACATCCCCAACAGCCAGGTCTTCACCTGGCTTTCTAAATCGTAGAAGATGCTTTGCGAAGGACCTTTTTTCTTCAATCCGGACCATGTTCTGTTGGGCTCTTGTTACGACCCATCCTTCCTCCCGAAGTGACTCCATCACTCTGAAGGTGGGAATGAAGGCGTAGCGATTTGATAGACCACCCCATGGTCGCTCTGCAAATACGGAAGGGGCCACTCGTCTAATCTGCTCATCCGTTAAGGGATTGTGTGTTGAGACATAAGAGTTTCTATTCATGACATACCTCCTTTGGCCTTTTGGCGGTGAAAGAAATTAATTCCCCAAACATTTTGTTAAGGGCATCTTCATACCCATCATTACTGATGGAGCCAACCCTCAACTGCTCATTCAACGCATCAACTTTTTCATTCCACTCTTTGCATGTGGTCATGTTATGCCCCTCCTGTCTTCTTTTTTGGCTTAATAGGTATCAATTTAATGCTCTCTTTGGTCAGGAAGTATCCGATATTGAAAATTTCCTCACCGAGCATTTCCATTTTCCCCCTGCCCCATTTTAAAGGTTACCCCTATAATATTATTAAAAAAGGGGAAAATCAAGCTTTATTTTAACATTTGTTAAAAAAATAATCAGTTAAGAAATCAATAGGTTATAAAGTATTTGGTGTTTTTCTCATTTTTTTCTTGTCTGACCATAAAAAAACACTAATATTGGAGTCATAAGGGAAATATCCCTAAAAACTATACATAACTATCCAATAATATTGAGAAAATAAAGAAAAACAATGGTCAGGACTAAAAACTCTATAAATCCTCCCAATAAACCTCAAAATAAAGGGGGGAGACCAAAGAAGGAAATAAACTATAAGGTCCTGGATGGCCTATGTAAGATACAGTGTACAGGGGCAGAGTGCTCCAGTATTCTGAACATATCCTATGAGGTCCTTGATGTTAAGTTATTGGAAGAACAGGGAATGGGTTTCCAAGACTATTGGGCTATTAAAAGCGCTGGAGGGAGACAGAGCCTAAGGCGTAAGCAGTTCCAGTTAGCCCTCAAAGGGGATAAGACAATGTTGGTATGGCTTGGGAAGCAATACCTGGGTCAGGCAGAGAAGCATGAATTATCCGGGGCCGGTGGTAATCCTATCAGGACAGACCAAAGAGTGACACTGAGTGGAATGACGGATGAGGCATTGGAATTATTAGAGCAGGCTTTATCAGGTAAGAAAGAGTAATTCATTTTACACTGGGGGCACAAGCAGGGTGTTGAATAGTTCCGCTCAAATACTGAAGAGAACCAAATATCCTATACAAGAGAGAGTCCAACGACTTTGCTCCACTTATAACCTTACAGAGGTTCGGGCGGAGAAATGTCGGCGGTCTCTTTTTTATTTTATGAAGGAGTTTTGGCAGGAAGTATCTACGGATGAGTTTAAACCAAATTGGCACATAGAATACCTCTGTAGGGAATTGGAGAAGTTAGCCCGCCAAGTGGCTGATAATAAACCGCGTGAATATGACCTTATAATTAATGTTCCCCCAGGTACCACCAAATCAATAACCTGCTCGGTAATGTTTGAGCCTTGGTGCTGGACTAATTGGCATTGGATACGTTTTATTGTTTCTTCCTATTCTGATAGTCTGTCATTGGAGCATGCTGAGTTTAGCAGGGATATTGTAAGGTCAAAGAAATTTCAGACCTACTTCCCCGACCTGGACATAAAGCAGGATAAGGATACCAAGTCAAATTTCCGATTGGTAAGGAAAGAGTTTAATGAAGCAGGTCGGGTGACAAAGATTAATTTTGGTGGTAATAGATATTCCACATCCGTTGGTGGTACCCTGACTGGATTTCATGCTCATATTCTAATCGTTGATGACCCTCTCAATCCTCAACAAGCTGCAAGTAAAGTAAAATTAAATACGGCGAATAGATGGATTGAACAAACCCTCTCGACCAGAAAGGTTGACAAGGCCGTTACTCCTACAATAATGATTATGCAGAGGCTTCATCAGGATGACCCCACGGGTCATATGTTAGCCAAGAAGAAGGCCAATGTTAAATTAATATGCCTACCCGGAGAAATACGTAATTATGCCAAACAGGTAAATCCCCCCGAACTCAAAGACCTATATGAGGATGGTTTATTAGACCCAGTGAGAATGTCGTGGCCCGTACTAAAAGACCTTGAGGCCGACCTGGGTCAATATGGCTATGCTGGACAAATAGGGCAGAATCCTACACCACCCGGTGGTGGTATGTTTAAAGTTGACTTCTTTCAAATCATTGACTCTTTGCCCATCCCTGTTAACTTTATGCAGATAGTTCGATATTGGGATAAGGCTGGGACTCCTGGTAGTGGGGCCTATACTGCTGGGGTGAGAATGATTAAGCTGAAGAATGGCAAGTTTATCATTACTGATTGCAAGCGTGGGCAATGGTCTGCGGAAGTAAGGGAAGATATAATCAAAGGAAGGGCGGAGGCGGATGTGCAGGAAGGAGTAATCTCTACACGGGTATTTGTTGAGCAGGAGCCAGGTAGTGGTGGAAAAGAAAGTGCGGATGCAACTATCAGAAATCTGGCTGGTCACTCGGCTGGTAAGGATCGTCCTGTAGGAGATAAGGTCTATCGTGCCGACCCTTACTCAGTCCAAGTTAATAATGGTAATGTGATGTTATTGCGTGGTGACTGGAATCATGAGTTCATTGAGGAGCATCGGTTCTTTCCCTTCTCTACTTATAAGGATCAAGTGGATGCCGCAAGTGGGGCATTTAAAGAATTGGCTGGTAAGAGAGTAGCAAAATCATGGTAATAATAATTTACAGGAGGTAGTAAGATGGAAAGAGAATTTAGTGCAACATTTGATGCGGCTGCTGAGGCCACTGGATGGATAAGCCCAGCTAAGAATAAAGGCAAGAGCTTGGGTCTGAGTATTGAAGTGTCCAGCGATTGGTCTGGTACCATTATATTACAGCGAACACGAGACAATGGTGTGACAGTGAAAGATGTATCTTCCTTCACTGATGACATCGAGACCAATGTTCAGGATGCAAATGATGGTGTAATGTATCGATTGTACTGTTCAGTCTGTTCGGCTGGGGAAGCAGAAGGATCTTTATATCGTTAAGGAAGGAGGTATTGTAAAATGAAACGAATTTGGCTATACATTTTAATATTTTTACTAATGGCTGGCGGTGCTGTTTTTGCCCAACCATTACATCCTCCAGTCGGCTATGAGATTAGTCAGACTCCAAAGTCAAATGCTGTACCACGGGCCAATACGGCTGGTAAATTAAGTTCTGGATGGTTACTTTCTACTGTAGGGGATGTACTTGGGCCAGCAACTAATTCAGCGGATTATCTTCCTCAGTGGAATGGAGCAAACAGTAAAACTCTTAAAAATGGATTGCCTGTAAATGCAACTCCGGGTGCGTCAACAGTTCCTTTGTCTGATATAGGAGCCAAACTTGATGCGTGGGTAACTTCTGCTACAGAATCTGCAAAAGGTTTAATTGAACTTGCCACCGATGCCGAAACGGTAACAGGCACGGCTACGGATAAGGCTACGACTCCGGCGAACATCAAGGCGGTATTGGATTTTAACAATGTTGGGAAAATCGGAACACCTGGACAAATCGGGTTTGGCGTTGGTATCTGTCCGGTAGCAAATCTTCCTTCCGGATTTACACCGATGGATGGCTATAACCAAGTTTGGCATCCCAACTACGGAAATTACCAGTACGCCGATGGTTCGATAATGGTTTTTGTGCCCAAGTTTTACTATCGGATGCACACGTGGGCAACCAACCAGATCACAGCAATTACGCAAGCAAATCCCGCTGCTGTAACGCAGACTGGGCACGGTTACGTTAACGGGGATATAATTTTTATCTGCAACGTAGGCGGCATGACGCAGGTTAATAACCTGTTTTTTACGGTAACACGGGTTAATGATAACTCTTACACTATCGGGGTAGATTCATCCGGGTATGGAGTTTATAGCGGCTCCGCTGGCGACTCCACCAAAGGATTTGGAACTGGTTTTGAGTTTAATAAAACCCTGATCACTCACGGGAAAAACTCAATATCAATCAGAGGCACAGAAACCTACGCTACCGAGGAATTGGCTAACGTTGATGGTTACGCCCTGCACAGGGCTTTTTGGGATGGTAATGTCGAGCAAGTAGGGTTTTTCGTCGATAAATACAAATGCAGCAAAAATGCCTGGGGCGCTACAGGTTACATCGCCTCATCTTTACCAAACGGCAAGCCGCTGTCATCTGCGTCAACGCATAATCCCTTCGCCGACCTGACCGGCGGCGCGAATTTTTATTACTCCGCGATTGATCTGGCGCACAGAAGGGATGGTGTTAATGGAGCGGTTAACGCATCGTCGAGATTTTTCTGCGCG